AACAGCGTAGCCCAGGTCTTGCAAGCGGCGGGTTCGGTGTTGCCTTTGTCGGCTTTGATCGTGATTATTTACATTATAAAGTGCGTCGAGGCCGGTGAGCCGCTGCGCTTAACGTTCACGAAACCAGGCGAGGAAGTGCCGGCGTTCGAGGCCGACATAGACCACGAAATACCAAATAACGACGATGAATGGCTGCGCGCGCAAGTGCAAAAGCTTACCGACTCGCGAATTTTGGTGACGGTGAGCGAATGGGCCGAGCGTAAACGGTACCTGCCACCGTCGGTTACATCACAGCCCGGCTATTATTCGTTCAACGTTGCGCCGTACTTGCGTGAGATCGCGGACTGTTTGTCGATAAACTCACCGATTCGCGAGTTGGATTTAATGAAAGGCGCGCAAATTGGCGCGACGGTTGGCGTATTGGAGAACGCCATCGGGTATTACGTTGAGCATATAAAAAGCGCGCCGATGATGCTGTTGACGGCGGACAATATCCTGGCAAAGCTGCGGGTTGACAAGTACATCATGCCGATGTTTGAGCATTCGAAGTTGACGCACTTAATCCAGACCAGCGAAAGCAATAACACTCGTAAAACCGGGCGAACGCAAAACCTTATAGAGTTTCAGGGCGGCGGCTTTCTCGTGCCAATGGGCGCAATCGCGGCAAACAACCTGCGGTCCATATCGATAAAAGTACTGCTGCAGGATGAGGTGGACAGCTACCCCGAAAAATGCGGCAGTGACGGCGACCCACAAGCGCTGGCAGAAGATCGACTGCAGGGCTTTTATGAAACGCGAAAAAATATCAAGCTTTCAACGCCGCTCATAGCCGGAAAGAGTCGTATCAAGCGCGGTTTTGAATTGGGCGATCAGCGGTACTATTTCGTGCCATGCAAGTCGTGCGCAAAAATGCAAAAGTTAGTTTTTCGGGGCAATCATGACAGCCAAGAGGGCAAACGCTACGGCTTGACGTGGGAAATGGATGAAGACGACCGGCTTATACCGGAAAGCGTGCGCTACCTGTGCAAGTTTTGCCAGCACCCGCACAGAAACAGCGATAAGACGTATATGTTCCCGCGAGGTGAGTGGCGCGCGACGGCCATATCGTCGGACCCGGTGCGGCGCAGTTATCACATTTCAGCGCTGTACAGCCCGTCAGGGATGCTTCCATGGGAAGCGATTGTTCGGCGATGGAACCAAGCATGGGATGACAAATCTAACACGGTAAAAGACGTTTCAAAGCTGCAAACGTTCTACAACAACGTGCTGGGCGAGCCCTTCGAGGTTTTAGGCTCAAAAGTGCAGTTCAAAATGGTTTCAGCGCACCGGCGCGCGGTCTATCGGCTCGGCCAGGTGCCAAACGAGTACGCGAAAAAATGGTCCGGCTCAGAAGTGCTCATGCTTACGTGTACGGTGGATGTTCACGCGCGAAACTTGGCGGTGGCCGTGATCGGTTGGACGCGTGATATGCGCGCGTATCTTATCGAATATTATCGCATCGAGGTCGAGAACGGCGTGGAGTGCAACGAGCCCAGCAGCTCTGTCTGGGGTACGCTTCGGGCTGTAATTGAAGAGCAGGTCTGGGTTGCAGATGACGGCAAGGTGTACAGAATAGCGGTCACTTTTGTCGATGCAGGCTATGCGAATGACACAGTTTGCGGGTTTTGCGCGGATTACGAAAGCGGGGTTTATCCGCTGTTGGGCCGAGACCGGCCCGCGCGAAATCAAACCATTAAAGAGTTCTCCGACTTTACGACACAAAGCGGAACGCGGGGCTATCGTGTTTTGGTGGACCATTACAAGGACCGGATGGCACCGGTGTTGCGCCGGGAATGGCACGAAGAAAGCGGCGGACAAAAGCCGTACCACTTCAACGTGCCTGTGGATACGCCGGACAAAGATTTAAAAGAGCTCACGGTTGAAACTCGGCGTGAGATAAAGAATGAGGCGGGCGTTACGTCGTACGTTTGGCACCGGCCTGGCAACGCTCGAAACGAGCTGTGGGATTTGTTGGGCTACGCGTACGCCGCTGTTGAGATCTTGGCGTATAATATTTGCCGCGAGACCTTTGAGCTTGAGACAGTTGACTGGCCGCAGTTTTGGGACTACCTTCAATCTAATAAAGTATTTTTCACAGAAAGCGAGTAAGCGGCAGGCTATGGATAGCGAGTAAGCGATGGATCGCGAATTTTTGATAAACCGAATCACCGTGACCAAGGCGCTCATCATAGCGTACGAGGACGCGGTTTTGGCGTTGGGCGTTTCCGGCGGCACGCAATCCTATACCCTCGATACGTCGCAATCCCGTCAAGTTGTCACCCGTGCAGACATTCCAAGTCTTGGTAAAATGCTGGACGCGTTGTACAACCGTCTGGTTATTCTTGAGGCTCGTTTGAACGGCGGCAACGTGACGATAGCGAGGCCCGCCTTTTGAAGAACCCTTTTGCCGGATGGTTTAAAAAGCCAGAACCCACCACCCCTACGTTTTCGGTTGATGAGCTTGACCCGTTTGGCTACGCAGGCCAGACGCGCCTTGCGGGCTTTGAAAACTCGGTATGGGACGGCGGCAAATTTGCCGGCGGATTTGGTCAGACGCAAATACAAGACGTTGACTATTGGACCCTTCGAAGTCGATCAGCGCAGCTATTTAATACCAACCTTTACGCTCGCGGCGTGTTCCGCCGTCTTGTCACGAATGAAATCAACACGGGATTGTCTCCGGAATCAACGCCGGATGAGATCACGCTGGGTTTGCCTGATGAAAGCTTGCAAGATTGGACCGAGCGAGTTGAAACCGCATTTGATTTATGGGCTAAAACGCCAACCGTGTGCGATTTCAAGGGCGAGTCGAGCTTTGGTATGCTGCAAACTTACGCGCGCCTTGAAGCGCTTGTGTGTGGCGATGTACTCGTTGTTTTAAGAACCAACCGGCGCACAGGTTTGCCACGGGTCCAGCTTATCAGCGGGAACCTTGTGCAGTCGCCGCTTGGCAACAGCCCGAAAAAGCTTCGAAAGGACCATGAACTGGTTCACGGCGTGGAGATGGACCCAGACGGCCGCCAGGTGGCCTATTGGGTTCGCCAAAAAGACGGGAGCTACAAGCGTTTAGCAAAACACGGTGAGCGCTCGGGTCGACTGCAGGCGTGGCTTGTGTACGGCACCGATCGACGATTGGACGACGTGCGGGGCCAGCCTATACTTTCGCTCGTAATGCAGTCGTTGCAGGACGTTGACAAGTACCGCGACAGCACACAACGCAAAGCCCTTATAAATTCTTTCCTTACAATGTTTATCAAGAAAACCCAGGAAAAACCCGGATCGCTTCCGATGACCGGCGGGGCCGTAAGACGTGGTCAAATTGACCAGCAGGACTCCAGCAATCCGGGCGCACCGCGCAAGCTCAACGTGTCCCAGTTTTTGCCGGGCATGGTTTTTGATGAGCTTCAAGTCGGCGAGGAGCCGGTGTTGCACGGCGGCCAAGGCACCGACATGAATTTCGGTAATTTCGAGGAAACAATCATAGCCGCAGTTGCTTGGGCGAATGAGATACCGCCCGAAATTTTACGCCTTGCGTTCTCAAATAATTACAGCGCATCGCAAGCCGCGATCAACGAATTTAAAATTTATTTAAACAAAGTGTGGAGCCAATGGGGCGAAACTTTCTGTGCACCGATTTACACGGACTGGATGCTTTCTGCGGTTTTAGCCCGCAAAATTCAGGCCCAGACGTTGCTGGCCGTTTGGCGTGATGGCACAAAGCAGGACCAGTTCGCCGCTTGGGTTTCAGCGGATTGGTACGGCAGCATTAAGCCTTCCACCGATATGCTCAAGCAGGTCAAAGGCTCGGAGCTTCTTGTAAAGGGCGGCTACTCAACACGCGCGCGCGAAGCACGCATTACAACGGGCACAAAATTTAGCAAAAACGTCGCAAGACTTAAACGAGAAAATGAGCAGCTCGCCGAGGCGCACCGCCCATGGCTTGAGCTGCAAGCCGAATTCGTTGTCGAAGATGTAGCGCCAATGTCACAGGCGTTTTCGATAACGGACACTGATAACGAACACGCGGAAAGTGACGCGGATTTGGACGAACTATTGGCGGAGCTAGGCGAGAATGACCGAAACTCAGCTTAAAAAAGCCGTCCTGGCTTTACATCGACAAGTTAAAAGCGTACAAACCGCGTCAAAGCTTCGACCTATGCCAAAAGATGGCCGCGACGGCGCGCCAGGTGAGATCGGACCGCAGGGGTTGCAAGGTCTTAGAGGCGAACAGGGTCTGCCTGGCCGTGACGGTCGCGACGGTATTCAAGGCAATTCGGGAACGCCTGGCGTGGGCGTTACCGAGGTAAAACTCGAAGCCGGCAACCAGCTGGCTGTTTGGCTTGGAAAAACTAAAGTGCTGGCGGGCACTATCCGCACTATTCATGGCAAAGACGGCAAAAACGGAAAGCAAGGACCTGTTGGACCGCCCGGTGTACCGGGTCCAGCGGGACCAAAAGGGGAGAAAGGCGACAGCGTTGAGAAAGTCACGCTGCGTGACAACGAATTACTGGTAACGATTGCAGGGCGAGAACGTAGCGCCGGAAAACTGCGAATGCCAGCGGCACCTTTCAGGCCAGGCGCGGGTGGCGGCGGTTCAATACGCGCCGAAGTGACGCCTGAGCCGGCTCGCGCACCGCTTAAAGAAAAGCTGGTGCAAAGCCGCGCGGATTTGGACGACCCGGAGCCGGACGTACTGTATCGAATCGACGGCCGCATTGATATTGCAGGCCAACCGATCATCGTTCCGGCGGCCGGCATCAATATCCAAGGCTGGGGTTTTGGTGTTTCATATCTTGAAGATACGACAGACAACGGGGTTATTTTTGCAAGCCCGCCGGGCGGTTCAGGTACGCTGAACCTCGGCAGCGTTTCGTTTGTTGCTAACGGCGCAGGCGCTAAGGTGTTCGACCTTGTTGACGTCTCAGGGTTCAACGCGATCGAGATGGACACGGTGAATTTTGAGGACGTTACAGAAATCGGCATGCTTGACGGCTACCGTCAACTATTCGGCCAAAACCTTGGCGTATTCGGCGTTTTGCAAGGCTTCACCGCGTCGAATAATTGGGACGGCGGTTTTCGGATATCAACTTCTATCGCTCGAAACATTGGGCCAGATTTTTATTTTTTACGGGCAGGTCCGTCGCTTGTATTTAACAACCGCGTCGCTGTGGAGCTCAACGCTGATTACCCGGCCGGCACAACCTCGGGGCTACTTGATTTGACCGAGGCAAACATTGCACGCGATTCGTTGTTGCAGATTCGAGGGTGTCAGATTACACGCGAGGGCGTTTTCAGTTTAAACGACCCTGCATTTCTTCCTAACATTAACGAGACAAGCCGCAGGTCCAGCTTTAAAGACAACGTCGGCATAAAAAACACGCGCATAGGCTCAAACTGGCAGATAACCACGGAGGTCGTAACACCGACCACGGCGGGCGTGCCGGTGAAGCTTAACGGCACGACCACGTATTTTAACGAGGTTCATTTTTCGAACAACACCAGCAACGCGATTCAATATTTTAACGAGTTGCCACGACAAGTTGAAATCAACGGATCGTTAACGTATGGCGGCCAGGGCGGCGATGTAATAACTACAACGCTTCGAGTTTTTCGCGCCGCAACGTCTACTTATGAAAATGCGGTGTCCGTTGATCGGGAGCTGGTGTCGCTTCCAGGCTTAGGCGGCCAAGCGTCGGTCACTATTACAGACGTGGTAGACATGAGCGAAGACGATCGGCTTGAAATTTGGATAACGAACGACGACGGGGGCAACGTTACGGCGCGGCTCGGGTCAACGCTCATAGCAAACGGGTTTTAATTATGGTTTGGCTTTTAGAATTTGAAATGAAAAAACGCCTTGAAGCGGCGGAAAACTTGCGGACTGAATTCGTAGCCCAGCAAAGCGCCTACGAGGCGAGCTATGCCGCAAGTGAGGCTGAGGACTTGCCCCGCATCATGAAAGTGGTCGGCGGTATTGCAGAGCTTGCGGTGTCCGGCATTTTAACAAAAAAACCAGATTATTACGCTTATTTTTTCGGCGGGGGCAACACAACGTACGGCGAGCTCAACACCGCGCTTTTGCGTGCAGATGCGGACCCGGCTATTGAAAGAATAGACCTGCGGATAGATTCGCCCGGCGGTTCAATCGATGGCCTGTTTGACGTGCTTGCAACGTTTAGTCAGGTGAAAACCCCAACGCGTGCAATCGTACACAATATGGCGGCCAGCGCCGCGTATTCGCTTGCAAGCCAGGCCGGCGAGATCATAGCAGGTAATCGCGCTGCAAGGTTCGGCAGCGTGGGCGTTGTGGTGAGCTATTATAAACCAGAGGGTATGTTCGACATCACAAGTACAAACGCACCAAAAAAACGGCCGGACCCCTCAACAGAGGAAGGCCAAAAAGTAATACGCGAACAGCTCGACGCTTTGCACGAGTTATTCGTGGAAGCAATTGCAACCGGTCGAAACAAAACGGTTGAAAAAGTTAACGCGGAATTTGGCGAGGGCTCTTTGCTCGTTGCGGATGAAGCGTTGAAACGGGGGATGATTGACAGCGTTGAGGGTTCAACCCTTCGAATGGTGCCAACGTCCGCACAAATAAAAACCGTCGCTAATGGCGGGGAAAATGGGAATAGAGCAATGGATTTAGAGAATCTACGCGCACAGCACCCCGATGTCTATTCGGCGGCGGTAAAGGCTGGCGTAACGCAAGAACGTGATCGTGTTTCAGCGCATTTACTGGCGGGTGAGATGTCCGGTGACCTTGAGACGGCTTTAAAAGCTGCGAAAGAAGGAACCGAGATGACCACCTCGCTACAAACGCAATACCTTATGACGGCCGCGAACCGGCGCGATCAAGGAACTCGGGACCAGGATGACGCAGCTGCAGCCGCAGCTTTGAACACTCCAGCCGGTAAAGAAAACGCCGACACGCAAGCCGATGAAGTTATGGCGCTTGTTGAGTCTAAACTTGGCCTAGCTTCGGAGTAATTAAAAAATGTCAAATATAACGATTACA